TTACTTGTAACGGTTTCCGGTTCTTGACACGCCGTCCATGGCGTTTTTCGCCGATTCCATGTGGTCCGGTGCGTGGTGGCCGTAGACTTTCTCGATCGTCTCGACGCTGGTGGCGAAGTATCCAGAGACCTGCCACTTGTCCGCGCCGCCCTGAAGCGCCCAGGTGATCGCGGTATGCTTGAGTGTGTGAGGCGTGACCTTCTCCAGCTTGGCCGTCTTCACGGCGTTGGCGAAGCCACGCTTGATGTCGCCGACGCGAGCGCCCTGGTACTCTACGGCCCAGACAGAGCCGGAGGCGTGCCAGCGGCGCAGGTGGCCGAGAAGCTTGCGCGGGATCGGGGCAGGGGTGCGGCGCTTATTCGTGGATCGCTCGCCTTCGCCCTTGCGATACATGATGCCGTTATCAAGGTCGAACCACCCGCCGATCGTGTTTGCCTTGAATCCCATCCGCAGGATCGCGTCTTTTCGCGTCCCGGTGTAAAGCCCGATCAGGATGAAGCGCGCGATGTGCGAGGCCTTGTGACCTCGATGGGCGGCTCTGAGCAGCTTGGCAGCCTCCTGGCGCGTCAGATACCGCTCCCGTGGCTCTGGCGCCTCCGGTAGCGTGACGACCGGCGCTGTGGTGATGATGCCCTCATGGTGGCAGTAATTCAGAGCTGCCTGCAGCGTCCCAAGCTCTCGGCGCACAGTCGAGGTGGCAACCGGTCTGCTCTCGCCCTCCGGGCAGCCGCGAGTCGTGCGGCGGGTCTTTGCATAGCGCCGGCAGGTCTCTCCCTTGACGTGAGACGCCTTGAGCGCGCCCCAGAACGGCAGAAGGGCCTCGATCGCGTAACCGATACGCTCCGGGTCGGCCACCGTTACCGCGTACTCCTCCGCATAGACCGCGAGGATCTCAGAAAGCGTTATTGCCCCCGGTTCAGCGGCGTAACCTGACCGCCCTTTTGTGGCGATGTAGGCTGCGAGCGCTTTTTCAGCGTCTGCGCGGCTCGTGCAGCCCGTTGACCGGTCTGGCTGTCCGGTATCGCGGATGTACCAGTGCGGGCGGTGGGTGAACTTGTGGAGGCGCGGGCCTTTCGCTGGTCTCGGCATTTCCTGATCAACTCCGCAAGGCTGTCGCGTTCGAGTCTGATAGCGCGCCCCATGCGCACGATGAAGCCGTGCTCCTCGGCAGCGGTGCGCAGGCTGGCTTTTGGAATGCCAAGCTCTTCGGCCGCCGCGTCGATGGTGATGAGCTGGTTAGGCATTGAGCAACCTTTCCTTTGCATCGCTAGCATCAGAATGCCTCTCGAGCACACGCTGCAGCGCTTTGCTGTGCTGGGTCTTCGACCCCGATATCCTTTCGGCGAGAACCTTGGCGCTCGACGAAATCAATTCGTCTATGCTGCTCACGAACTCTGAATCGCGGCATGATCCATCGTTCTCACACACGAAGTTCGAACGGGCTCTTTCGATGGCGGTGCGGATGAAATCGCGAGACCTTTCATTGTGATCATCAATCTCGTTGAGGCGAGCGATCGCGCCGATCACCTGCCAGAGCGTTGAGTCAATCTGGTCGGCATACGGCTCCGAGTTCACTGCCGAAATCGAGCGAAGGAAGTCCTCGAAAAGCTTGCTGAGCTTCACGCCGATCTCGTGCTCCAGGAAGAGCGCCTCTCGCTTATCTTCGCTCATAGATGAAAGGTTGCATGCCTTAGTATCTTGCTTTGGTTCACCCATCACTCGCCTCCCAATTCAATCGTCCCCTCAAGCACGCCGTCCACGCGTAGGCCATCCAGCACGTCGCAGTTGTTCTCGATCACGCTTTCCTCCGTGTCGCCGTAGAGGGTGATGCCGAATGGCCGTCCGTCACGGTAATAGGTGCAGACGAACGGAGACAGGCCAGGAATGCGCATCGGTGGTTTGAGCTCACTCATGGTCTATGCCCCTTGAAAAGCCGCCCCTTGCGCTGCGACCAGCTAAGTTTGTGGTAGCGGGTACGCTGCGACCACTTCCGCTTGCGGCGGATCTTCTGCCACAGCTTCTTGTTCTCGGCGCGCTTGATGCGGTGCTCGATCTGCATCCGTTCGGCGTAGGGCATTTGCACGGTGACGGGCGGAAGATTGTGGCCCATACCTGCGATCGCCATGATGCCAGCGGCTAGAAGGCTACGCATCTTTGGCCTCCTTCCATTGCTGCGGCGGTCCACTGCTCGGCGCATGCTGCGGCCACGCCCTCGAATGTTCTGCTGCGGAATTTCCAGCGATCCGGCCCGGGCGGCGCGCGGTGAACCGCTGACCAGCGCTTGTGGTCTTCCGTCCCTGCCTTCGGCGGAGATAGCCGGTTCGTCGCTTCCAGCGCAGGCAATCCGCGGAGGTAGAAGCCAGTCGCCTTGAAGAACGGCTCACCGAACCACCACGGCTGCACGATCTGAGGGCGTGGGATGTCGGCAGGAAGCCTCGCGCGAGCGTGCTTGTGCATCACCGGGTTTTCGACGGCGACGCGATCGATCGGCGCGTTCCAACAAGCGGCGAACAGGTCGACTCCTTCGTCAAGCTCGCGCCACATATCCTCGACCGTGCGACCGGGCGGCGGAACGTGAAGCCAGCGCACGCCGCTGTTGCACAGGCGGGTACAGGGAGGGTGCGCGACGATGAGCATATCCCAACCATTGTCCAGGTGATCGCGCACGTCGCCGCGGATATGGTGATTGCTCCCATCGTCTGCCGGGAGCAGATCACAGGACCAAGCCTCATGCCCGAGCGCCGAGAAGGCGCGCCGCATGACGCCGCTCGTCTCGCATCCGATCAGAATGCGCAGCCCGGTCGGCTCGATGTTCAGTGCTCCATCCATCACATTTTCTCCTTTCGCCCTTATCTCGACCGGGCAGGCCGCAGGTTTCGCTGATTGGCGGTCCGAATGCGTTTCCCGCGCACCACCGCCGCGTCATCAGCGACTGCTGGGCCATGCTGCCCCGTTCGGATCAGGTGCGCGGCGTGGTTCATGCGGGCTGCGCAGCGGCGTCGTCTTCCCATGCCACCGGCATGAATATGCTCTGTACGGCCAGCTTCTCTTTCACGTAGACAAAGGTGCCTTTGCCGAGCGCCCCAAAGAGCCCGTAAGCCTTCCAGTCGCAGGGTTTACCTTCGCGCTCGATTCCGCTGTCGCAGGTGTAGGCATCGCTCGAAATGCCGCCGCATGCCGGGCACCGGAAACGAGGGCTTCCGATGGACTCCTTCAGTTGGGCGACCGTATCAAACACCCGGACGTGGTCGGCATCGATCTTTGGTTGGTTCGCGTCTTGGTAGTAGTTCATGTACCAGTAATCGCGGCCCTTTTCCCACGCGTTCAGTACGTCGGCGGGATCCATGCCAAGCGCGTCGCCGTAGTGCTTGGCCCTCTCGACCGTCCAGTCAAACTTTGCCTGGTAATCGTGGAACGGGCGCCCGCCTTTCTGATAGTACCGGTCCTTCGCATAGTCTTTGTCGACCGCGGCGCGCAGGCTCTTGTAGCCGTCGCATTGCGTGATATCCGCCATCAGCCCATCCCCAGCGCGGACTTGTAAAGCTCGAGGATCGCCTCTTCCTCGGCCACATCATCCTTGTCGCGCTTGCGCAGGGCGACGATCTTGCGCAGCACGGCGGAATCGTAGCCTCTCGCCTTTGCCTCCGAGTAGATGTCCTTGATCTGCTCTGCGGCGTCCTTCTTCTCGGCCTCACCGGCTTCGATCTGCTCTAGAAATTGCCGAAGCTCCTCAGCGTTTGCGTTGTAGGCGGCGTCGTTGGGCATCAGTCGTTCTCCTCTTGATCGTCGATCTCTGGCTTTGCCGGGACGTATTCGTGGTTCCGAGAAGCGGCGAACTGGAAGCCGGTGAAGGTCAGGCCGTGCTTCTCCTGCCATGCATCCATTGCCGCCCTCACCATCTCCTGAAGGTCGTTGCGCTGCTCCGGTGTGATCGGGAAAACCTCGGTGTCACCCTCTGGGTCGCCGTGGTCTTCATAGGCGCGATCTTCCGCTTCCTCGGCGAACATGTGGCCGTCGAAGTATCGGCTGATCTTGATATTCGCTGGCTTCATGGCCTCGACGATGTGGCCGCCGTCTTGCTCTTCGGAGGCGATGTAGACCGCCTCTTCGCGGGTATCGCACTCGGTATGGAAGCGCTCATCGTCATGGCCGACCCACCACTTCCATTTTTCTTCGCTCATCAGTCATTCTCCTGGCTGCCGAACCCGCCAGCCGCGCGCGCTTCTTCCTCTGCGCGGCGCAGGTCGTCTTCGGTGGGGGTGTTTTCGGTATCGGTCGGCGGCAGGCCGAAGGGGTCGTCATCCATTTCCGCGTCGGCTTTCGTGCTGATCTCTTTCAGCTCATCCATGATGGCCTTGGCTGCCGACTGGCAGGGCTTACCTGCATCAGAGGTCCACCACTCGCGGAAATCATCAGTTCCCTTGCGAGCGGCTGCCCGAGCTGCCTTCTGCGCCTCGTCGACATCAACCTCGGGCCGCGGCTCATCGATCTTGAGCGGCTGCACGGTGAAAAGCTTGCGCGAGCCCTTGGAGGCAGTGAGCGGCATCGAGATCGGCTTTTCGATGTGGCTCATCGCGCGGATCCGGATTCCACCGACAGCCATGCCGCCCCACTTCACATCAGGGTCGCGGTAAAGGCGCATCGCGCGGCCGACGTACTTGCTGGCGTCAGGGCCCCAAGCTTGCACCATCACCCGCGACATCGACTTGCACGGGCGGAAAACCTTCGGGCTGCCTTCGAAGGCAATCGAAACCGGCTGCTCTTCACCGCCGCGGATCTTCACGTCTGTGATTTTGATGGTGATCTCGCGCCCGATCAGGTCGTCGGCGTTGATCTGGTCGCTCTTCGGCTGGATTACAGAGGTCATGTCGCTCATACGAACATCTCCTGTTCAATGCGCCGTTCGGTGTCGAACATGCGCGCGTTGTCGCGCCCGAAGGCGTCACGGAAATCTGCGAGCTTCCCAGCCAGTTCAGCTTCGAACTCACCCGCTGCGTTGATGATTGCGTCTTGGATCACCGGGTCCGGGTACTGCCGGATCACGACCATAGGCAGGCCGCCGTGGTAGCTCACGAAGTCGATCCATTTGCGCTCAGATACGGCAAGGCCGGTCTGGCACTGAAGCAGGTAGTCAGTGGGGATCGTCGTGCTGTCTCCGTCATGGACATGCTCGATGATCGTCTGCACCTGGTACTTCTGGCGGCGCGACTTGCATTCCCCGGCGCCGTCCTCTCCGACGAGCCAGTCAGGCGAATAGCCGATGGTGAAACCCCACTTGTCGTTCGTGATGAAGCCGACGGTGTGCGTCTTCTCGATCTGCTCGTCGTAGAGCTGTCGCGCCTCAATCTCGTCCATCTGGCCGCGCAGCATGTCGTCGCTGATGTAAGTCGGCTCGACGTAGCGCGTGATGCGCTGCCCGAGAAGCTCATACAGGTGCGCCCGTGTCTTCTCGTTCTTCGCTACTGCCAGCTTCGGCGTGATGATAAGCTTGACCTCGCTGGCCGTGAGCAGGCCGCAACGTGCTTGCAGCCATTCGTCGCTGCCTTGCTCGAGCTCGTCGTAAACTTTGATGGTCATAGGCTTGCCTCCTGCGGGAAATTCAGACGGGCGAAGTCGCCACGAAGCTTGAGCGCGGCAGCATCACGGGCACGAGCTGCAGATATCGCGCTGTCGTACATGCCAACGTGGATGGACTTTCCGTGATGACGGATTTCAGCCCTCCAGCGTCCAGCAGCGTGCTTTCGGACGCCGATGAACAGGCCGCGCTTTGCGTTGCATGATCCGCAGTTCATCGCATTCGCTTGCGGATCGGCTTCACGCAGGTTGCTGATGCGATTGTCGCGCTTGTCACCGTTGATGTGGTCGACACCGATCGGCCAATATCCATGGACCATCACGAAGATCACGCGATGCGCGAGATATTGGCGGTTGTAAATTGCGCCAGACTTGTAGCCATGGCTCGCCTTCGCACCGTTCAAAGCCTCTTTCCCTGCGAACTTCGTATTCCACCCATCGCAGGCGCGCTGTCGAACGCCCCTTTCATCCGAGAACATCGAAGCTGGCCGGGGCTTCCAGAACAGAAGACCAGTGGCCTCGTCGTAGTCCAGCAACTGCCGAAGATCGCTTGCGCTAAGGATGTTCACTTCACTTCCTCCTTCGCGTCACGCTCCAGCCGCTGAGCAGCCTCGGGCGACAGTTCGATGTGACCGCCAACCGGGAAGCCCCACACATCCGCAGCGAGGCGGGCCGTGATGTCGCGTCCGTTGGCGTCGATGATGCGGGTGGGTTGGTGGGTCACTGGCTTTGCTCCTGCTGGTGCTGCCACTCTGCGAGCCGCCCTATAGGGTCAGCCCACGCGAGGGCGGAGAAAGAAACGACTGCGAGAACGGCGAGGCAGAAGAGAAGCCGACGCTGGCGGCGCTGCTCGGCGCGAATGTCCTGCTGCATCAGAGGCTCGTTGCGGATCTCATAGGCCGGCGCCATGCGGCCGAGGCCGGAGCGGTCTTCGCGCAGATCGGTGGGGTGGATGCTCATTTCACGGCCTCCAGAACGCCTTGCGCATACGAAATCTGCTCGCGCAGGCTGATCGTCTGCTCACCATCCCCACGGGTTCGAGGGTGATAGAAGGTCTTCACATAGAGGCCTTCACCGACCTTGCCGCGCATATCAGAGAGGATGCATTCGGCGTGGCTGATAGCTGCCTCAAGGCGCTCAATGCGCTTGATAGCGGCCTCCATTGCGCCCTTCGCGCCGATCATCTTCTGCACCTGCTCTTTTTCGCGGGCGATCTCGTCTTCGGTCTTTGCCATTGGTTCATATCTCCGAAAGAAAGCGCCCGAGCCTCGCCAGTGGTCTGGGGGAGGAGCCTCGCTGGCTGAGGCCCGGGCAGGTGGCCGCGCGCTGGTAGGGACAGAGGCGCGCAGCTGGCAGTTATTCGTCGTCGCGGCGCTGCTCGTATCGGTAGTCGCCGTAGTCGTCGGCGGCGTCCTGAGCGGCCTGCTGCACGAGGTCAGCGAGAAGGTCTTCGCGGAGGTCATCGAACCAGGTGCCGCTGTCTTCGCCCATCAAGGCGAGCGCTTTGATCGCATTTTCGGGGCTGATCTGGCGCCCGTTACTCTCGATCGACAGCAGAGCGCCGGTGTCGGCGTCGTAGGTGCCTTTCCAGTCGAGCTGGATGTCCTCGGCGTCGATGAAGAGCGGGTTGGTGACATCGCTCGGGGCGAAGCGCGGCTTGCGGCGCAGGTCGTCAGGCGGGGTCAGGCGCCATGTGTCGTAGCTTGGCGGGAGCTGGTGAATGCTCATTGCTGTGACCCTCCTCAGGCCGCGAAGCTGTTGAAGTGCAGATGGCGACCGATCCTGCGGTAGATCGTGCGGAACCGGGCCGCGACGTGAACCGGGAGCTCTGCCTTGTGCTGCTCCTGAAAGCGCCACGCGTGGTCCGCGATCTGCTCCAGGTCGAAACCGCGCAGAATGGCATTCGAGATAGCCACAAGCTCAGGGTGCGGCTGGTAGGCGTCCTTGTCAGAAATGAAGTCCGGAACTGCGACAGCCTTTAGAGCGAGGCGGGTGCGAAAGTCGTCCATCTGTGATCCTCCATCTTGCCGCGATCTGCTGGGGTGGCTTCGGCGGCGGTGTGAGGATGTTGTCGCAAATAGCGACACAAAGATCAAGAGGAAATGTCGCGGATAGCGACAAAATTTGTCGCTGGAGAGTCGCTACCCTGCTATCCTGCCATTGCCAGCGCTTGGCTGGCGGACATGAAAAAGCCCCGCTCGATGGCGGGGCTACTGTAGGCGTCTTGGGGCTTCCTTAGAGGAATTTGATCATGATGCCGATCACTGCGACGGAAACGCCAGCGTAGGCCAGGAGGCGGGTATTCATCCAGTCTTTGGTGGGCATGTCATCGAGCTTGCCCTTGATGAAGGACATATCCGATTCCAGCTGTCTGACGCGCTCTTCCATAGGGTCAAAGGTGCCACCGCCGCCACCATTTTGCAAGGAGCGCCTGATCTCGTTGAGCTGGTCAGATATGTCGTGAACGTTACTCACCATTCCACTCCTTCACCATTGCCATCTGCAGATCGACCGCCTCCTCGATCGCTTTCGAAGCTCCGTCATGGTCTCCGGTGTTCAGCGCCTGAATTGCCTGAGTCAGCTTCGCCGTGACGGAGACAATGCGCCATGCAATCAAATCCGGCAATTTTTCACTCTTAGTGTCGTCCATTGAGCCCTCTATCTGGTCCTAAGCCCCTTACCAGTGGCACGCCTCGCGCAGCGGCTTGATTGCCTCGTCGAGCCCCGAGATGTCGAAGGTCATGCTTACGCGAGACTCGCTGAATGGCGTCGCTTCCACGTAGAGCTTAGACGCGCCCATGAGGCCTTTGATGAACGGTATCGCTCGACCGCCACTCCACAGCCCGAGCGCGGTGTTGTCGTTCGACTCGCCCATGTTGGTGCGAGCCGGCTTGCGGTCATCCACGCGATAGTTCACTCGACCGTGCCCCGAGTTCGAAGACATGAAGAGGCCGCCAAAGACGATGTAAGCGTTCGTCGTGTTGCTCTCGCATCTAAAGACGAGCGAGGCGCGATCGCGCGCCCGGAAGCGATCGTGCATCGGCTCAGATGATAGGGTCGTCAGCTGGACGACCTTCGAGTCATCCAGAGGGTTTTTCTTCTGGTACACTGACCAGTTGTCACGAGGTTCCGGCTTCACCGGCGTGTAGAAAACTGACGATGGATCACCGTTGGCTTCGCTGGTTGGCGCTTCGTCGGCTTCGGGCGCTGCGGCCGTCTGCGAGGTGGCAATCTCGTCGAAGCACTTCAGCCGCTCATCGTCGACCACGATCCCTGCGCATTTGCTAATCTGAGCAGGCAGGGGCTCAGATGCTGGCGATGACGCGGAAAGGCATAGAAATGCGATCGGGGCGAAAATGAGCTGCTTCAAAATAACCTCCAGAGAAAATCCTTAAATCAAGCCGCCCTCTGCACCATGTCCGGCGGCAAGTGAAAGCGCACCGGAGCTGCCCATTTCAGACTGCGATCATACATCGGCGCCACGTTCTGATTGAGCGAGATCAGGTGGTAAAGTCCCGGCTCCCCGCCAGGCTTCACATGCTTGATCCAGACGCGCCCGTCCGTGTCTTCAGCTACGCATATGCGGCCAACTGCCTCGCTCGGCACACCCATAACGTCACGGGAATAGAAGATGATCGATCCGTTCTGGTAGTAGGGCTCCATACTGTCGCCGCGCACCTCAAGCGCCACTACGCCGTGGGGGCTGATCTGCGGCGGGCAGGGAACGTGATACATGCCATCGCCCTTGGCGTATGCGTCCACAAGCTCGACCTCGTCGCCAGCTCCAGCGAAACCTGGCACGGCTATGGGCGGGCGCTCGACGACGATCAGGTCTTCGGCGCTCACTTCGAGGGCCTTTGCTACCTGCGACAAGCGGTTCACGTTGATAGTCTTCGCGCCAAGCTCCAGCTCGTTCAGATAGGAACGCGAAATGCCAGCCTTTTCGGCAAGCAAATCGAGCGTAAGCCCCTTGGACTTCCGTATTTCTCTGATCCTCAGCTTCATGAGGCCATAAAGCACGGTTTCTCGGGGATGTGGTGTCGTTAATAGCGACATTTCATCTTGCCTCAATTGTCGCTATGTGCGACAAAGCGGCATGACACAGCTTCGAGAGTATCTCGCCAAAAATGGCATCACCCAAGGTGAGTTCGCAGACAGGCTCGGGATTTCCCGGACGTATCTGAACGAGATCGTAGGCGGGCGGAAAACGCCGACGCTTGAGATCGCATTCGCCATCCAGACCCAGACCGAGATGGAGATAAAAGCTTCCTCTTGGGTCAAGCAAACCGACCGGGCCGCGTCCTAAGCCTCGCGGCCCGATCTGAACTGACACTGAACAACACCTTTCCATGCTCAGACGGTCGCACGGGAAGTGGCAACAACCAAGCGAACACGACATCGGAGAATTCACATGCGATTTTGTGAGGCAGGATCGATCCAAGACGCAGTGCAGCGCGCCTATGAAGCGGCTGGCGGCGTCAAGAAGGTCAGTGATGCCCTCGGCATCCTGCCTTCGACGCTGAGCTACGGTACTGAGGTCCGCGAGGATCGCCCCGGCGGGCTCGGCGTCAACTACCTCGACCGGCTCGCCCGCATGTCGCCCGCATCGGCCCAGCACGTTGCCAGACACTTCTCGGCAATCGCAGGGGGCGTGTTTCACCCGATCGCAGAGGGCGGCGAAGACCTCAGCTCGCTTTGCGCGGTCATCGCGAAGGAGGGCGGAGAGGCTCAGGCAGCAGCCATCCGTGCCGCCCACTCGGCGTCTCAGCAGGACTATCGGAAGGCGCTGCGTGAGATCGACGAGAGCATCGAGGCTCAGACCCGGGCCCGGGCCGAGATCCTCGCGCGCTTGGAAAAGACAGTTCCGCTGCGCGGGGTGGTGTCATGAAGTCCAACCCGGAAACCATCCACGCGCATATGGCCGGAACGAATGGCGCAGAGGTCTATGGCTGGTGGGACACGACAGGTGCTCCCGGAATCACCAAGGAATACGTTCTCTCGTCGGAGCTTGCGAAAGCATCCACAGAACTGTCGGTCACCAAAGCTGAGAACCGCAAGCTGAACATGCAGGCAGTGTCGGACAGCTGCGAGAACCAGCGATTGATGGAACAGAATGCGCTACTCAAGAAGGCGCTTGAAAAAGCCATGTGGCGCTTCCGGTCTCTCGCTTTCAACTACCCTGATATCGACGGTCTTTCCGAGGCGGCGACGACTTACGCCGATAGCATTAAATCAACGCTGGAGGCCTCGGAATGATCGGCTTCGCAGTCATCGGCTTCACGCTAAACGTCACCGCGTTCGCCATGCTCGTCGGCGTCACTTCGCTTTTCGTGGAGGTGCCGTGATGACAGAGCGCACCCTCTGGCAAGCCGTGGTCTATCGGGGCGTCCTCGATGCTCTCTCGCTCGACCCGCGCGTCATGACCCGAACGATGACACCGGCACGCATGGACCTGCTGAAGCGCGTTCAGCGCGATGCGCATGACTGGATCGCAGCACCGTCGCGCAACTTCGTCCGCGTCTGCGACATGGCTGGGCTCGACGCGGGCTTCATCCGCGACGCCTACCTGAGCGGCCGTATCAATCCGATCTATCTTCGGCGCTCTGAGGCCGCCCAATGAGCGGGGCCAGCGCAAATCGCGGAATTACCGTTTCGGAAGCAGAATTCCGTCGCCTCTGGGCGGATCGCAGCCTCACGCGCGATCAGATCGGTCAGCGTCTCGGGGGCATCTCCGGCGAAGCCGTGCGCAATCGCGCTATGGCACGCGGCCTTCCGTTCCGCGGGAAATGCAAGCGTCACATCGCAGCTGTCCAAGACGAGGCGGAGTTCGAGCGCATGTGGCTCGCGAATGTGAGCTCGTCCGTCTTGGCCGAGCACTACCGCTGCTCTCGGGCCGCAATCCGCAAGACCGCGAAGCGCCTCGGGTTGCCGTCGCGCAAGTCATGGCCGCGCCAGATCAGTATGGCGAAGTTCCGGGAGATCGATGCTGTCCGCGCGATGCATGAGATCGCGGCAAAGAACCGGGCTGAGTGGGAAGCCAAGCACCGGGAGGCCGCGGAATGACCATTCAAGCCGCCACGATCCAACGCAACGCCACTGACCGCCGCGAGGCGATCCTGCGGATGTCGCGCGAAGAACTGGCCGGGGCGTGGTTCGCCCACATCCACCGGCAGAGCGACGACCGGGTCGCGCGGTCCACCGTCGCCGTGCGCGCCCGCGATCTGGGGATGACCCAGCGCGATCTGGCGCGGTTGGCGCATCGGGGCGGGCTGCTGAGTGACGCGGAACTGGTGGGGTATCGAGGATGAGCGCGGCATCTGCGAAATCACTGTTTCGTGCCACGAGGACGAAGCCGAAGTCAGATGGCCGTCAAGCGCTTCTCGCTGATTTCCCGGAGCAGAGGAAGGTGCGCGAAGACAAGCGCCGCGCGCACGACGCATACCTTACGGGCGAGCCAGATGCGATCCGGGCGCTGCTTCATCTCGATGGTGAGCGTATCCGCAAATCTGGCGGCGTCTGGGAGCCAGCGTGCGGGGCAGGGCACCTTGTCCGCGAAATTCGCGCAGCAGGGCTGAAGTGCTGCGCATCAGACCTGATCGATCGGGGGTGCCAAGACAGCTGGACCGCCGACTATTTCACCTGCTTTCGGAGCAGAGCTGGCGCGATCATCACCAACCCGCCTTACAACCTGATCAATGCCAGGGACGGGAAGGGCGAATGGCTCAGGCACACGCTTGAAATGCCGGGCTGGGATTACCTGGCCCTACTTCTGTCGTGGGATTGGCCAGCTGCCCGTGCCAATGGCCTTGGCGCGCTGCTCGACGCCCACCCATTCACCTACTGCTACCTCATGCGCTGGAAGCTCGACTTCACCGGCGAAGGTAGCCCGCCACAACGAAATGCTTGGTTCGTTTGGGACCGGTTCGATCGTCGCGCCAACGATGGCAGCGCGCCTGAGCCGTCGTTCCGCTGGATGGACCGTGAGGACGGAAGACAGGGAGACCTATTCGCATGATCAGAGCGCTCTTCACCCGCTTCACCAAGCCCCGCCGTGACCTCCTCGCCGAGCGCGACGCGCTGATGCACGAGGCGCGGAAGCTTCGCTGGCAGCACAAGTCGACCAAGCACGTGCAGGCCAAGCTGGAAGCGGTGACGAATGAGCGGCTGCGGAAGGGGTGCTGATGCGCGTGACCTTCACCATACCGGGCCGCCCGTTCGCTAAGCAGCGCCACCGCGTGAGCTTCAAGCAGCGCCGCACATTCAATACAGCGGCAAACGAAAGCTTCGAGCGCACGGTCGGCGAGATCGCCGTGCAGCACTTCCCGTGCCCGATCAAAGGGCCGGTGCGCGTCGAGATCGTCGCAACCTTTGTGCCGGCGAAAAGCTGGTCGAAGAAGAAGCGCGCGGAGCATCTGCATCGGCCGCACTGCCAGAAGCCTGACGTTGATAACGTCGCGAAAGCGATTTGCGACGGGCTGAACCGCATCGCGTGGGCAGATGACAGCCAGATCGCGGAAATGAGCGTGCGCAAGGGCTGGGGCATCCGCGAAGAAACTGTCGTGCATGTAGAGCCTCTCGTCGCGCTGGATTCCTGCGACTACCGCGCGCTGCGCGACCGGCTGGTTGGCGGTGAGTGATGGCTTGGCAGAGCATTGGAGAACTGGCGCGCAAGCTGGTCGAAAGGAGCAAGGACGATGAGCAACGTCGCGACGATACATGAGCGGGCGCCGCTGAGCATCGAAGGGGAGCAGGCCGTTCTCGGCGATGCACTTCTGAACCCGCAGCACATTGGCCGCATTGCATCGCGTGGCGGGGCCGATCTGTTCCACGAGCCGACCCACGCCGAGGTCTACCGGATCATGGCGGAGCGCGATCGCGCTGGTGAGCTTGTGAGCCCGGTCACCATTTCCGACGCATTGCGCGGCAGCGAGGCACTCGCATCGCTGGGCGGCGCGGGCTATCTCGCGCGCCTCGCAACGGCAGCGCCAGCAAGCGCATCGATCAGCGGCTATCTCGACATGCTCGCGGACCTCAAGTCGAAGCGGAATCTCGTCGCGTCGATGTCTGAGGCACAGGCTGCGATCGCGCGCGGAGAGGACCCGGCCCACGAGATTGCGGCGCGTCTTGAAGCGGCCCTGATCGCGTCCAACCGGGTAGACGACCGACGCGGGCCGGTCAGCATGCAGGCCGCAGTCGTGAAGGCGATGGGGCAGGTCAATTCCGCTTACGTCGGCGAGGAAACCGGCGCGATCTTCACCGGCATTCCTGAGCTCGACGACCTGATCCCGGGCTTCTATCCGGGAGAGCTGATCATTCTCGGCGGTCGCCCCAGCATGGGCAAAACGGCCGTCGCGCTGTCGATGGCGCTCAACATCGCGCGCGCCGGGCATGGAGTTGGCATCGTATCGCTGGAGATGAACCCGGAGCAGATGGCGCTGCGCGCGCTGTCCGAGGCAACGGCCCAAAGCGGGCGGGCGACGAGCTACAAGCAGATGCGCCGGGGCGACATGACCGAGACGCAGGTCGACGCGCTGCGCGGCTGTGCGGAGAGCGTGGCGAACCTGCCGATCTACTTCCTCGAGCGCAAGCATGCGGATCTCGGGGCGATGGTGGCCGGCGCCCGCCAGATCAAGCGCGCGCTCGGCGACAAACTGAAGCTGCTGATAGTCGACTATGCCCAGCTGCTCAAGGCGCCAGGTCGCAGCCGATACGATCAGATCACCGAGGTGTCGATCGCGCTCAAGAGCCTCGCGGGTCTTCTCGACATCCCGGTCATCGCTCTGTCTCAGCTTAGTCGCGGCGTTGAACAGCGGGACGACAAGCGCCCGATGCTCTCGGATCTGCGCGAGTCCGGGCAGCTGGAGCAGGACGCCGACGCGGTGCTGTTCTGCTACCGCGACGAGTACTACGTCGAGCGGTCTAAGCCAGACGACGAGGACAAACTGGAGCTGTGGCAGCGCGCCATGGAGAAGGCTCACAACCGCCTTGAGATCATCGTGGCCAAGCAGCGCCAAGGTGACATCGGAACGGCCCGCGTTCGCTGCAACGTGGCGCTAAACCTGATCTGGAGCGACCGCAAATGAGTGAAGACGAAAATACGTGGGCGGCGCTACTGATAACGCTTCTCAATCTTGCGGGTCCGCGTGACAAAGCCGCTCCCGCAATAGCTGATGCGCTCTCTGAAGCGCTGCGCCGGGATGACCTGTCAGGAGACCCAGAAACTGTCTCTGGCCTGCTCGGTGATGTCAGAAGGATCATGATCGAGAGCGGCTACACCGATCGCCTCAACAAGTTTCCTAATCTTTCGGTGCTCGAAGGGGGAAGGAAATGAGCCAAGCACCAGCAATGCCGATCTACTGGGACGCCTATCTCGCGGACACGACACACCTCTCCACCGAGGAGCATGGCGCCTACCTATTGCTCCTCGCTGCCATGTGGAGGCGCAATGGTGTCATCCCCGATGATGACCAGGACAACGCCAGAATTACGGGCCTGTCGCGCGCGAAATGGCGCAGGGTAAAAGAGCGCCTTGCACCTCTTCTTACGATCAGAAACGGCGAGATCACGCAGAAAAAACTGCAAAAAACGATGCAAAACACGCTCAAAATAATTCAGAAAAACCGCGAGAATGGGGCCAAAGGCGGAAGGCCTAGAACGAGCGAAAACAGTAACTTAGCAAAACCCAGCGGTTCTTGTTCGGATAACCCAAACGAAAGTATGCCAGAACCAGAACCAAACAATGCTTCGCATTGTCGTGCGCGCGATCCGAAATCAGATCAGGAAATCACCCACCGCGAGAGGCTCCTCGATGCGATCGGTGCAGACAGGTCTGGGTGCATCGGGCCAAACGGAACCGTTCTCGGCACCGTGGCGCACATGGAGCACGCCAAGCGATGGTCGGAGATGGGCCTATCCGTCGATCGGCAGTGCGCGGTGATCCGCGAGGTGATCCAGCGCAAGCAGGACAAGGATCCGTTCTTCGTGCCGCGCAGCTTCGGGTATTTCGACGGGCCGATGCAGGAGGCGGCACAGGCTGCCAGCGGGCAGGGCAGGGCGGGTAGATCGGTCGAGGACGCTCAGACCGCGTTCCTCCGCCGGGTGGCTGGCGGGAATGGAGGCTGACCGCGTGACCCAGCCGAGCCGCCGTAGCCTCGACCAGCACCGCACCGCGGTCGGCGTCCACCGCAAGGCGCTGGAGCGCGCCGTCGCGTCGGCGATCCGGCAGTGGCACGAGGGCGCGGACGGCAACGTGCTGATCGGGAAGATCGAGCAGCAGTTTTTCCCGGGGCAGGCCGGGGATGAGCGAGATGAAAACCAGAAAAGGGACTGAGGGGCGATGATGATGACCAGGCGCGCGAAATATCAAATCGGGCAGATCGTGGACCTCCCGGAGCGTCGGGGCCCGCAGGTCGGGGAGGCGCAGCCGCGTTGGTTCGCGTTCACCACGCCGCCGCTCAAGGAGCCAAACGCCAAGGCGTGGTTCGAGCATCACGGGATCGAGTGCTGGTATCCCAGCGAGACGCGCTGGCGGCGGATCCCGCGCGGCCGGAAGAAGAAAGCGCCGTATGAGGCCCGCCTCGTACCGCGCTACATCTTCGCCCGGTTCACCGGCAAACCTCAGTGGGATGTGCTGCAGTCGTCGCGCTGGATCAGCGGCGTGATCGGGATTGAGGGGCGCCCCATGCCGATCAGCGATACGACGCTCTCGCAGATGGCGCACGTCCCGGCAGCGATTGCCAAGATGCGTGCCGAGGCGGAGGAAGCCGCCCGGGTCCGCGCCGGTGATCGCGTCGAGATCAAGGACGGCTCGATGCAGGGCTGGGTGGTCGACGTGGTCGACGTGCACAAGGGCATGGCTCGCCTGCTGATTGGCATCCTCGGCGGCCACGAGGCGACGATCTCTGTGGATCGGCTGGTGCGCCTGCAAGCCCTAGCGTCAGGCTCTTGAAATGACTGCAAGATGGTGTATCTTCGGAAACAACCTCGCTAGTAGCGAAAGCGAACGCCGTAGGGACAGCGCATCTCGGGACGCAATAGCGCCGTGGATGCGACTGCGTAAGCTATTCCTAGAGGGACATTTGGTCGGCCCGTCGCAAGCAGCGGCGGGTTTCTTCGTATCGAGGTGACGTGATGGCAAAGGCATCAGCGCACCCATTCGCGGGCAGAGCTGGCAGCGCCAAGCGCGATGCCCATGCCATCGCCCTCTACGCCGAGCAAGACGGCAAGTGCCGCATGTGCAGCGCGCCGATCCCGCCGACCCTGAGGGGCCGGACGGGGAAGCGTGCCGCAGTGGTCGACCACAAAAGGCCGTGGCGCCTGCGGCCTGACCTGTCGTTCGAGCGGAGCAACCTCGCTCTGGTGTGCGCAAGGTGTCACGACCGGCATTGTGCCTCGATCGAAGCGGCATATTGGCCAGATGCAGATATGATTGCAGAGGCCAAAGAAAGGTTTTGCCAGCAGTGGTGAGCTGGGTAAAATAAACGGGCCGAAGTGGTGCTGGTAACACCGCAACGGCCCTAACCATAACGAACGTGCGAGGTTCGATGATGGCTAATAGCCAAGTAGCACGGCATACATCCGTTTGCCAATTGTGCGGCAAGAGGTTTGCTCACAAGCCGTCGATCAAGAGAGTTTGCTGCTCACGGGAATGCGGCCTCTTCTGGCAGTCGCAGAGGCGATCGATGCTACAGTCTCGCGGGATCGTAAGGCACATTGTGTTCCGAAGTGATTGCGCAGGGTGTGGTAGAAGGTTCACTTCTGACCGCGCCTCAAGAATGTACTGTTCTGCTGATTGTTATAGCCGCACTATATCTGCGCGAGTATCAACATTGCCTGCCTCTGCTAATTGCAGCTTGTGTGGATCTGAATTCAAGCCTGTAAGCACTGGCGGAAAACCATCTTCGTTCTGCTCAAGCAGCTGCAAGGCTCAGGCAAAACTAAAGCTTCGAGCTACATCTCGAAGGAAGCAAAAGGCGAGGAAGCGCGCAGTTACCGTCGAGAGTGTTGATGCGATTTCTGTTTTTGATCGGGATAGCTGGAAGTGTCAGATTTGCGGAGTGAAGACACCGAAGTCACTTCGAGGCACATACGACGATAGAGCGCCTGAGCTGGACCACATCCATCCGATATCGAAAGGCGGAGAGCACTCGTATCGAAATACTCAGTGTACGTGCAGGAAGTGCAATGCTGAGAAGTCTGATGGTGCAGGTGGCCAGCTGAGGCTGTTCTAGGAGAGCCAGGGGGGGGGGGCGTAAAATGTTGGAAAAGCGCCCCTCCGGAAACCCGCCGCACCCCTGCGTTTGAGATATCACCTGCGAAAAGTAGGGTGGGAGTGCTGACCTATGCGGCAACCGAGATACAGCGACATTTTCGCGGGCCACGACGAGGGATCAGCGATGGCCGAGCAGGCTCGCGTGCTCTGGGCGGAATACAAGGCTGACCTCGACGGGCGCGGCCTCTGGAACACCGCTCGAGCGAAGACGGTGGACCGCCTCGTGCGGATGACCGTCGAGTATCTGCACTATCATCCGATCGCAGTGGCGCAGGGCCCGGTAACGAAAGGCCCGAACGGCGGAGAGGTCGCAAGTATGCTCTGGGCGCAGGTGCGCAACATGGCGGATCAGATCGCAAAGCTGGAGAAGGCCCTGACGCTCACGCCGGAAAGCGTCGGCACCAAAGCTGAAGCTCCGAAGGGCAGGGGCGGAAAGACAGCAGCCGATGAGTTCCTCACAGCCCATTGACCAGACCACGCAATATGCGCGCGATGTGGTCTCTGGGAAAATCGTTGCTGGGAAGTTTGTGCGATCGCAGTGCCAGCGCCATCTGGACGATCTGGAGAAAGGTGCTGGGCGCGGGCTGCATTGGGACGTAGAGCAGGCGGAGCGGGCAATCCGGTTCTTCCCGGCAATGCTGACGGTGACGGAAGGGGCGAAAGAGGGCGAGCCGTTCACGCTGTTGCCGTGGCACATGTTCACGGTTGGCTCGATCTTCGGTTGGCGCACCTCGGAGGGTTATATCCGCTTCCGGTTCGTGTGGCTGGAAACGGGGAAGGGGCAGGCGAAATCGCCGCTCATGGCAGCGATCGCGATTTACCTCACCGGATTCTACGGAAAGAGGCGGGCCGAGGTCTATTGCATCGGCCAGGACAAGAACACTGCCCGCGTGATGTTCAAGGACGTCTACAGCATGCTGCGGGCGCCCATCCCGGGAAAGGACGGACTGACGCTCGAAGATCTGGCGTTCGTGATCCGCGGCACCGGTGATCTGGCCTACAAGGTCGAGCACACCGCCTCGGGGTCGTCGATCGAGCCGCTCGCGAATACGGATTCCGTCTCCGGGCCGAAGCCGATCCTCGTGGCTGGCGACGAAGTCCACGAGATGAAGTCAAACAAGGCCATCGAGATGTGGCGCGCTGCCGTGGCGAAGAAGCACGGCGACAGCATTCTGATGCTCGGGACGAACACCCCGAGCGCAGATCAACAGGTAGGGACGGACTACAGCGACTTCGTGCAGAAGGTCGTGACCGGCGAATATTCCGACGACAGCGTGTTCGGTTATATCGCCCGGGTCGACGAGAACGACGACCCGCTCAATGACGAGAGCTGCTGGGTGAAGTCTCTGCCGGCGCTCGGGATCACTTACTCGCTCGACAATATCCGGGCGCTCGTCGTGACGGCGAAGCAGCAGATCAGCACGCAGCTGACGACGAAGAGGCTCTATTTCGGGATTCCGGTCGGATCGGCTGGGTTCTGGACCTCTCAGCAAGCTTGGGAAGAAGCGCAGGGCGAGGTGGATGAGGTGGCCATGAAAGGCCGTCGCTGCCACCTTTCGCTGGACCTTTCGGAGAAGAACGACCTGACCGCCATTTCCGCAGCGTGGGAGGGCGACAGCATCTGCGTCAAGAACTGGTATTGGACGCGGGAATACGAGATCGAGGACCGCACGACTGCGGACGCGATACCATATCGCGAGCTGCAAGCGGCGGGACTGATCGAGATCACGCCGGGACGCGTGATCGATTACAGCTTCGTCGCGGCGCGGATCATGAAGCTATGTTCGGATCACGACGTGGTGCGCATGGCAGTGGACAGCGCGCACCTGGAGAAGCTCTGCGAGGCATTCGATCGCGAGGGCTTCGCATACTGGATCGAAGGCGAGGCGGAGACGGGCTCAGGCCTGAAGATCGTTCGGCACAAGCAGGGCCATCACGTCAGCTTCGACGGAAAGTTCCTGTGCATGCCGACAAGCATCACCCAGCTCGAGGATCACATGCTCAAGGGCACCGTGGTGATCGACCGGAACAAGCTGACGAGCATCTGCGCGCAGAACGCCATCATCCGCGAGGATGGCTTCGGCAACCGGATGTTCGACAAGTCGCGCTCTCGGGGGCGGATTGACGGCGTGGTCACGCTGGCGATGGCCGTCGGGTCGGCGACCGCAGCGATGGAAGACAAGACCAGTGTCTACGAGGCGCGCGGCATTCTGAGTTTCTGAGGGGCGCATGGGCATTTTCGACATATTCCGCGCCAGCGGAGGCCAGACAAAGGAAGCGCTATCGCCCCGCGCCATGACCGGCGAAGGTCAGCTTTTCTCAGGGCTAAACGATCCGGCGTTCTACGAATTCCTGCGCAATGGTGGGGGCGGCGCGTCAGCATCGGGCGTGCATGTGACTACCAAGCGGGCCCTGCAGAACACTGCGGTGCTGCGATCGGTATCGCTTCTGGCATTCTCGATCGGGATGCTTCCCCTTCACCTGAAGGACAAGACCACGAAGGAGGTCGCAGACCACCCGCTTCATCGGGTGCTGCACCGCAAGCCGAACGCCTGGCAGACCGCCTTCGAGTTTCGCTCGATCATGCAGCAGCGAGCGCTCACCGAAGGAGATGCATTCGCTCTGAAGGTGATGAGCGGAAACAAGATTATCCAGCTCGTGCCACTGTCGAACTGCAAGGTGGTGCAGAACCCGGATTGGTCGCTGACCTACACCGTGACCCGCAAAAACGGCGGCGACGTGAAGTACCGGCAGGAGGACATCTTTCACCTGCGCTACGGGCTTTCGGAGGACGGGTTTACCGGACTTTCCATGGTTAAACAGGCGGCTGAGGCGATCGGCCTCGCGTTGCAGGCGGAACGTTCCGCTGCGCGCATGTTCTCGAAGGGCATGATCGTCGGCGGGTTCCTGAAGCACAAGGACAAGCTGTCGCAGGAGGCATTCAACCGCCTCAAGGAAAGCATGGCCGACGGCGAGGGCGCCGATAACGCCCACAAGTGGAAGATCCTCGAAGAGGGGATGGACATGCAGTCATTCCAGGCCCCGGGCAAGGACGCTCAGGGCTTGGAGCAGCGCCAGCACCAGATCGAGGAAATCGGGCGAGTGTTCGGCATCCCGCGCCCGTTGCTGATGATGGATGACACGTCTTGGGGCTCTGGGATCGACGTTCTCGGGCAGCTTTTCGTCCGCTACTCGCTCAACCCGTGGTTCGAAGCGTGGCAGCAGGCGATCGAGCGCGATCTTCTGACCGAGGCCGAGGCGGATAAATACGAGGCGAAATTCAACGCTGGCGGGCTACTGCGCGGGTCGATGAAGGATCAGGCTGACTTCTTCGCCAAGGGTCTTGGCGCTGGAGGCCACACGCCGTGGCTTCATCCTGACGAGCCGCGCGAATGGATGGACCTGCCGCCGCGCAATGACCTGCCGCAGCCTATGGGCGCACAGAAAGGGGCACAAAATGAGCCTTCGTAAACTCCCGGAAATTGAAGCTGGCCGCTTGCCGACCGTCTGCGCCTTTGAGCCAGACGCAGATGCGCTGGAGCGCTGGAACGCCGGCCTGTCGCCGAAAGCACAGGGCGAGAACACCATTACGATCCTCGAAGTCATCGGCGAGGACTTCTGGACCGGCGGTGGTGTGACCGCGAAGCGCGTTGCTGCAGCCCTGCGCGCGATCGGGTCGCAAGACGTGATCGTAGAGGTCAACAGCCCCGGCGGCGACTTCTTCGAGGGTGTCGCCATTTACAACCTGCTGCGGGCTCACCCGAATAAGGTGACCGTCCGCATTCTTGGCCTCGCAGCCTCTGCGGCTTCCGTCATCGCGATGGCGGGCGACGAAATCCAGATCGGCAAGGCCGGATTCCTCATGGTGCACAATGCGTGGGTGATCGCGATGGGCAACCGTCACGACCTGGCCGATGCTGCGGCGACGATGGAGCCGTTCGACGACGCAATGGCCACGCTTTACGCGGATCGCGCCGGCGTCTCGAAGGCCAAGGCGGCCGAGTGGATGGACAACGAAACGTGGTTCAACGGCGAGCAGGCCGTCGAGGTCGGCCTCTCGACCGGTTTCCTGCCTGCTGACGCCGTGACCGAGAACAAGGCAAAAGCGGAGGCCATGAGCGGGGTGAACGCAACCCGGCGCATCGATGCCCGCCTCGCCAAAACCGGAATGCCTCGGACGGAACGCCGCGCGCTTCTTGCCGATGCAAAAGGGGGCACGCACGACGCTGCCCTGACCGTCAAGCACGACGCTGACGCTATCGCGGCCCTCGTTTCGGGCCTCTTCAAGAGCTAAATCAGGAGACAATCATGTCCAAGCACATGCTTCCCGCCAAGGCGCGCGGGATCGTCGCCGTTCGTGCAGATGCAGGCGGTGATGTTACGAAAATTCTTGCCGACCTCCAGAAGGATTGGCACGAATTCAAGGCCACCCAGGCGCAGAAGGACAAAGAGGTCAACGCGAAGTTCGACGACGTGGTGACCACGGAGAAGATGCAGCGCATCGACTCCAGCGTGTCCGAACTGCAGGCGGCGGTCGATCAGGCCAATGCTAAGCTCGCGGCGATGACCGCGAACGGCGGTGGTGCCGGTGGCGTGAAGGATCAGGAATACACCGATGCTTTCCGCGCGCACTTCCGCAAGGGCGAGGTTCAGGCGAACCTGAACAAGGGCGCTGCCGATGAAGGCGGCTATCTGGCTCCCGTGGAATGGGATCGCACGATCACCGATAAGCTGATCGAAGTCTCGGCCATGCGTCAGATCGCGGGTGTCCAGACGATCTCCGGCAACGGCTTCACAAAGCTGTTCAATCTGCGCGGCACCGCATCGGGTTGGGTTGGTGAAGCGGCCGCTCGCCCGGAAACCGGGACGGCAACCTTCGGCTCGATGACCTTCACCACCGGCGAAATCTACGCGAACCCTGCTGCAACGCAGCAGATGCTGGATGATGCCGAGGTGAACCTCGAGGCGTGGATCGCGGGTGAGGTGGAAACCGAGTTCTCGTATCAAGAGGGCCTCGCGTTCATCTCGGGCAACGGCACCAACAAGCCGAACGGCTTCCTGACCTACGTCACCGGCGGCGCCAACGCAGCGGCGAATCCGCTGGGTGCCATCGAAGCGAAGGCGGCGGCTTCGGGGAGCGCCATTACCGAAGACGAACTGCTGGATCTGATCTACGCAGTGCCGTCGGCCTACACCGGCAACAGCCGTTTCGTGATGAACCGCACGACCATGGGTGTCGTTCGCAAGCTGCGCGACAGCACTGGCCGTCAGCTCTGGGAGCCGTCCTCGCAGGTCGGTCAGCCCTCGCAGCTCCTGGCCTATCCGGTCACGGAAATGCCCGGCATGCCGGACATTGCGCTGTCGTCGCTTCCGATCGCTTTCGGCGACTTCCGCCGCGGCTATCTGATCGTCGACCGCACCGGCGTTCGCGTCCTTCGCGATCCCTTCACCAACAAGCCCTACGTGCACTTCTACACCACGAAGCGCGTCGGTGGCGGTGTCGTGAACCCCGAGTGCCTCAAGGTTCTGCAGATGGCTGCGGCCTAAACCATTTGGGCGGGCTTAGCGGCCCGCCTTTCCCTCAAAACGAAAGATGCGAATCATGGCTGATGAAAAGCAACAGAAGCCCGCGGAAGCAAAGGCGGCGTCCGCGAAAGCTGCCGGTCGGCAGTCGATGACTGCAGAGGACGCCAAGGCGCTCGGGCTCGACCCCACGCCCTACGGCAAACCTGCCAAGAAGTAACAGAACATGTTCCGCCCCATCCTCGTCACGCCGCCTGCGGCCGATCCTGTCACCCTGGCAGAGGTCAAGGCGCAATGCGTCGTGGACTTTCCGGATGACGACGACCTGATCGCAGGGTTCATCTCTGCGGCTGTCGCTCGTCTCGACGGATTCCGCGGCGTCTTGAGCCGCGCGCTGGTGACGCAGACGTGGCAGGTTTCAGCCTCTGCGTGGGTGCGATCCTTCGTTCTGCCGGTGCCAGACGTGTCCGCAGTGTCGATCGTCTATGACGACGAGAACGGGGCGGAGCAAACCGGGCCGGTGGTGACACTGCACCCGGTAGCGACCGGCACGCTGGTGAGCATTTCGAGCGACTATGCATTCCCGGCGCTCCAGTTCGACAATGCGGCGCCGATCCGGATCGAGTTCACCTGCGGATTCGGCGACCCGGCTGACGTTCCCTCTACGCTCAAGCTGGCGGTGAAGGCGCTGGCTGCAGCTTGGTATGAGGACCGCAGCGCGAGCAAAGACCTTCCGATGGGCGTCGAGGCTCTCATCGCTCCGTATCGGTGGACGATGGTATGACGGCTGGGTTTCGCGGATCGGTCAAGTTTCAGGAGCCCGTCGAGACCGCGGGCGCGGGCGGCGTGGTTACGACCGTCTGGACCGAGCGCCACCAGACGCGCGCCAAGCTGATCTATCAGCGCGGCAGCGAAGTCGTCGAGGCCGCGCGGCTTGAAGGCCGACCGATCTACAAGGTCAAAATCCGCTCCTGCGCGGCCGCGCGCGCGATCACGACGGATTACCGGATGATCGACCTTCACCGGGCCGACGCGGCCTATGCGGTGATCGAGGTCGACGCCATCACGGACCCGATGTGGGTGTTTATCGTCATCGAGGGAGGGAAGGCGGCATGAGCGCGGACGTAGCCCTGCAGGATTCCGTCTATGATGCCCTGATCGCCGATGCTGGCGTTTCGGCGCTGGTCGGCACAAGGGTATATGACAACGCGCCGGATGGCGTCGTCTATCCCTACATCACGTTCGGCCCGTCGCAGGCGGTCACCGACGATGTGGAATGCATCGACGGTGAAGAGAACTATCTGCAGATCGACGTTTGGACGCAGGAAGGTGGATCGAAGCGCGGCGCCAAGGTGATATGCGCGGCGGTGAAGCAGGCGCTCCACAATGCCGCACTAGTGCTGTCCGATCCGGTCGCGCTGGTCCTCGTGGAGGTCGAAGACATGCGCGTAATCGGCGATCCTGACGAGCAGGTCGCGCACGGGATCGTTTCGCTCAAGGCGGTCACGGAGGGTTAGTCGTCGTTCAAATAGTCAGTCGTATCGACGAAGCGCTCAAGCATTTTAACCCTAGCCTCAAGGTCTTCAGTTTGGCTGATAACAGCCTCGACGATGAAGTTTTCGATTGCATCCAAGGTGAAGTCGAGGCCGCCATCATCAGATATCGCGATAGATGCTTCTAGCCGGGTAATGATTTCAGAAGAAAGGCTTCTTCCGCTTCGGTTGGCCGCCTCTTGCAACCGATTTTTGAGATCGGTTGGAAGATTAAGTTTGTATTGGGACACGCTTGAATCGCTCATGGTCCATAGGTTTACAAAAAATGTTCTTTACACAAGGCTACATTTTATGTTCATGATGGGACATTGGAAGGAGATACGATGAAAGTCGAAGTTCAACCGTTCAAGCTCAACGTCCATAAGGACGTGATGGTGAAGCTGAAGGAGATTGCGGTTCGAGAGAGCCGTTCGGTTTCAGCTCAGATGAACCTGATGCTGCGCAAGCAGGTGGAGGCTGACGAAGCCGCACAAAAGTAAAGGCCGCTGGGGCTTGCACACACCCAGCGACCTGATCAACCCAACTCTCTACTGAAAGGTTAGAGCATGAATATGCCAGCTCGTAAGGAAGATTTCAATGGCCTCGTGAGCGAGAGCCTGATGACCACCAGCCGCATCATCGCGGAGAAGTTCGGAAAACAGCACAAGGATGTGCTGCGGGCTATCAAAAATCTGGAATGCAGCACCGACTTCACTGAGCGCAATTTTGCGCCCAGTGAATATGTAGATACCACAGGGCGAACGCTCCCCCAGATGCTGATGACCCGCGATGGGTTCTCTTTCCTCGTGATGGGCTTCACCGGGAAAGAGGCGGCAGCGTGGAAGGAGAAGTTCATCTCAGCCTTCAACGAGATGGAGCAACGCATCAAAGCGACGGCGATGCTTTCCGGCCCGCAACTCATGGCAGCGGCCCTCATCGAGGCCAACGCTACAATGAATCAGCAGGCCCAGCAGATCGCCGACATGCGCGAGGATGTCGCCGCGCATGACCGGCTAGCAAAGGCAGAAGGGAGTCTGAACATCACCGAGTCCGCAAAGGCGCTCGGTGTCCGCCCGAAAGACCTGTTCGAATGGCTTTCGCACAACGGCTGGACTTACAAGCGGCCTAACGGCGGGACGTGGCTCGGCTACCAGTCGAAATGCAACGCTGGACTTCTGGAGCACAAGACGACGACCGTCTTGCGCGCCGATGGGTCAGAGAAGGTCACCGAACAGGTGCGCGTGACCGCCAAGGGTCTGACGCGGCTCGCCAAGCTTGTGCCCGGTATCGCGAAGGAGGTGACGCAATGAGACGCCGTCAGCTACTCGCCGCCGCGCCAGCCCTCGGTCTCGCCAGTCTTATGACAGGCGGTGCCGTTGCGACCGAAACCCTGAGCCGGGAAGAAAAGATCCGGCAGCATGCCGAGGCACTATTGGACCTAATCCGCGAGGAATTCGCCGAGGATGATCACAACAGCCTATCGGTGACGCTCCGCAGCAACTGGGGCCCGGTCGACCACATGCGCCATCCGCTATCCGTCGAGGCGAACGCCGGGCGGACATACTGGAAGGAAGATGAACGCGGCGGCTACTTCGATCAGGAGAGCTTCGGTCCGCTGCAGGCGTATCGCGCCGCTTGATGAGAAATGGGTCTCCTCAAAAATGAGGGGGCCCATATGCACCTTAAGAAGATCGAGCACGAAACTGAAACTTCTACCTCTTTGGAATAGCTAAGCTGCATTTCATTCTCGCGAGTTCAGCTTTTCCAGCGTCATCAAGGGCTATTTGAAGATACCCCAAGACGCCCGATGACATGCCGTAGAAGTAAGAATAACCAGCATATCCGCCGTAGGAATTTCGAGCATTGACCTCGCCGCAGATTATCGTCTCTTCACCAGATTTTACGGAGAAGATGTTTCGAAATTTCGCACTATCAGGGTCTTTAAGCTCTTTCGACACTTCGGCTTTCACATCCTTGAGTAATTCAGGGTCTTCAATCGGAGTTCTGCTTCGCGCCGAAAGTTGCAAGGCAAAATTAAACGCTCCGTCAACGCTCTTCGGGCCGCCATATTGGCTTGAGAAATCAAGAACTGCTTTTCTCGTTCCTGGCCCGTTGAGCCCGTCCGGATCGCCTTTGTAGAGCCCTATTTCGGATAGGGCGTCCTGAAACATGAAGAGCTGAACCCGCTCGATTGCGAGCGCAGGAGAAGCAAACAAGATCGCTGTAGCGAGTGCGGTGATAAATTTCATGGGGGCTCCAATGCCTGACTATGGTGCAAATCGTCTCATCGCCAAGCTGCGAAAGCATGGCGCTGCGGTCATTAAAGCCGCTGACGCCGCGGCGAAGCAAGGCGCAGAAGAAACCGCCAATGTGATGCGCGCCACCGCGCCGCGCGATGAGCTCGAGCTTGTTCGGTCAATCCGCGTTGAGAAGGCCGACCAGGTGATGAGCAGCAAGGGAAAATCGAGTAAGTTCATCGGCTATCTCGTCAAGGCTGGTGACCAGACGACGATCGTGACGAATGAGCGCGGCGTGAAGTTCCAGAATGCGAAGCTTCAGGAGCACGGGACGAAGAACATGCCTGCGAACCCGTATTTCAACCCGTCATGGCGGCGGGTGAAATCACGGGTGAAAGCAAGGATAACGCGCCAGATCCGCAAGGCGTGGCAGAGCGGCAATGCCTAGGCAGCGCTGCTGGCTCGTCATCGAGTATTTCGAATTCATGCCACGCCCGAGCGTGGTGATGGTGTTCCGCCCGGGCGATGTCCGGTGCGGCCTGACGCGCGCGTGCCGCGAAATGGCAGGCGATCGGATCAGGGAAGTCAGGGAATAGCCCTGTCGCCCGTCAGATGCCCTTGGGCAAGGCATATCACAAAGGAGCCACACAATGGCTAAACCGACCTCCTATGTCGGCTCGACGGTTGCGGTCCAACTCGAAACCTCGACGCCCGGCACCTTCGCGCGCCCCTGCGGGCTCAACAACCACACCGTGCAGTTCTCGAAGAACACGCAGGACATTACCGTTCCTGACTGTGACGATCCTGAGCTTCCTGCGTGGATCGAGCGTGGCGTCGAGAGCCTCGACATGAGCGTCAATGGCTCTGGCGTGCTGGCTGCAGAGGCAGTGACCACCTGGTGGGAGGCGTTCAACAGCGCCGATAGCATCAATGCTCGCGTCTATGTCGGCAAGCCGGATGACACGACCAACGGCCACTACTGGGAAGGCAAGGTGCATGTCACAGGCTTCGAGGTGAGCGGCGAGCGCGGGAACAAGGCGCAGGTCAGTCTCACTCTCGTTTCCGATGGTGAGATGACCTTCACGGCGGTGACCTGATGGATCCCATCCGGCTGAACTACGCGAGCGGAGAGGATGAATTTCTTCTCCGCATCGGCGAGCTTGAGGCGCTAGACGATCTGACCTCGGACGGCGTCCTCGATCTGTTTTACCGCCTGCGTATGGGCCAAGATCGCGGCAGCCTCACCTACGCGCCGGTCAAGGTGCGCGAGGTGATTGCGTGCATCCGCCTTGGCCTTATCGGGGGTGGGATGGACCGCGAGACGGCACATCGAAAGTCCCGCCAAGCTTTCGAGGATGGGGATGTCGGAGAACTGAACCTCCTGTCCTACACGATCATCTCACATTCGCTCGCTGCGAAAGAGCATGACCCGTTGGGGGAGGCGGAAGCGGGGGAGGAGAGCGGCCCAGATTCTCCCGCATCTACGGAAACGGGGCCGCCCTCGGATTCTCGCCGGCGCAAGTCAAAGAAATGACGCTTTGGGAATATTCGGCCTGCATCGATGGCTGGAACAGAGCGCAAGGCAAGGGCGCGGGCTCAGAAAACCCGCCGCTCACAGATGAGCAATACGACGCTCTCTGCGATATCATGGATGGTCTCTGATGGCAGACAATACCGCCGGAATGGAACTCCCGATCGGGGTCAGCGAAAACAGGCTTCTGCAGCAGCTTGCGCGTATCGAGAAGAAGGTGCTCGAAACTCAGAACAAGGCTGCAAAGGGATTTGTGAAGTCGAACCAGAAGGCCGTCGAGTCGTTCAAGGGGCTTTCGAATTCGGCGCGCGGAAACATCCAGAACGTCAGCTATCAGTTTCAGGATCTGGCGGTTCAGATTTCGGGTGGGACCAGTGCCGCGCGTGCGCTTGGGCAACAGCTTCCTCAGCTTCTCAGCGGCTTCGGCGCGCTCGGCGCAGTTATCGGCGTCGTCGCAGCTGTCGCCGTTCCTCTCGCGGGTCATTTCCTCGACATGGGGGAGAAGGGAGAGGATCTCGAAAAACAGATCGAGAAGCTCAAGAAGGCCGTGAGCGATTACCGATCGGCCGCCGAAGAGGCGGTCATTCCTACGGCTGATCTCGCGAAGAAATATGGCACTGCTACCGAGGCTGCACGTCAGTTCCTGCGAGCTCTGGAAGACATAAATGGTGTGCAGGCCGCAGAGAAGCTCAAGTCGTCGATCGACACAATCACCGAAAGCTTCGGCAAGCTATCGGCTGAGAACCTGAACCCGAATGCGCGACTGCTGGACCTCACCAGCGGTCTGAATATCGGCGGGTACGCGATCGAGGCAATCAACAATCTGAAAGAAAAGCTTGGGGCCACGACAGGCGAGGCGGTGGCGCTCGCTGGCGCCCTTGACGCGCTGCAGAACGCAGAAGGTGCGAAGGCTCAAGCTGATGCAGCGGCGGCGCTGCTCACCGCACTTGAGGACGCTCTCGGACCATACGAAAATATGAATGATGAGGCGCGCTCGCTTTATGCCAGCGTTCGCGATGCGGGTGATGCAGCTGGTGACATGCAAGGTGCCGCTGATGGAGCGGCCAACTCGATCGCGAATGCGGCGAGCGAAGCCTCTGCGCTCGTCGCGCAGCTTTCCGCGGCCGTCCGTGCGCTTGGTCAAATTCAATCTGGGATAGCAAGCCTCGATATCTCGAACTCAGGTGATCGCGCTCGTTTGGCGGCGCTTAAGGCAGGCAAATCTAAAGCCGAGGCTGAAATCGCCGGTAAAGTTCAAGAGAAACGGCTACAGGAGGCAGCCGCATTTGGTTCTTCGGACAAGATTGTCCGTGATCAAGCGGCAGCGAGCCTAAAGGAATTCGAGGACAAGCTTCGCCAGCAAGCGGCCCTTGACGCTCAGATTGCTGCACTCACCAAACCGCCGAAATCTGGCGGGAAGTCGAAGAAGGAAAAGCCCGGACTCTTCACCGCATCGGACGAAGAGTTACAGAATATCGAGCGCCAGATCGAGCTGCTGGGAAAGACGAAGTCCGAAACTGCAGCTCTCGAAGCCAAGTGGAAGTTGCTCGACGAGGCGAAGAAGCGCGGGATCGATCTCGACAGCCAAGTCGCAGGCTCCGGCGAGACGGTGCGCGAGCAGATCGACCGACAGGCGCAGGCAATCGGTGAGCTGACCGCAAAATACGAGCAGGCGCGCGAGCGGGCCCAGTTCTTCGACCAGGCTCAGCAGACACTGAAGGGCGGACTCGTCGACGCGATCGTCGAGGGCAAGAACCTGTCTGGCGTGCTGGAGGAGTTGGCCAAGTCTCTTGCGAAGGCAGCGGTGCAGGCGGCACTGTTCGGTGATGGGCCACTCGGTGGCGGTGGATCCGGTCTGCTGGGGAGCCTCGTTTCCGGGCTGTTCGGAGGAGCCCGCGCCTCCGGTGGACCAGTGACTGCTGGCACGCCCTATCTCGTCAACGAAAACACGCCGAATTCAGAAGTTTTCGTTCCCTCCTCGAACGGCGCAATTCTCAATGTTCCGCAGGCGCAAGCAGCGCTGCGTGGCGGCGGTGGTGTGGTAAGGGTGCAAGTCGAAGGCGGTGATCTGGTGCTCACAGACAGCGGCCAAATTGCGGCAAAGATTCGCGTGAGCGCGGTGCAATCTGCAGCCGCATCCGTTGCTACCAGTAAGCGCCAGTTCGGCAGCAACGCCCAAACATACGATATGCGAGGCACGACCTGATGGCGCGTCCGATCATCACGATCCCAGTCAAGCTTCGCCGGGATATGCAATTCACTTGGCGCATCGAGTGGCGCGGCGTCGATAATGGAACGTCAATCAGCGGCAATAGCGCTTGGGTGGTAAACCAGAAGCCGCGCTGGATCGGGACGCCCACCTTCGCAGCGCGGCGAACCATGATCGGCGCATGGCAGGCCATCATGGCGCAGCTGCAGGGGCGTCACGGAATCCTGCAGGTGGAGATCATCAACACGGCTGCAATGCCCGCGCTGGCGGCGCGCTCGACCGGGCTCACGTTCTCGAATGGGCAATACCTCAGCACCGGAAGCGGCGTGGCCTATGTGCCGACCGTCCTCAGCGTGGGTGCGGCGTCCAAAGGCGCGACCTCGATCAAAGTGAACACAGCAGACTTCCCGCCGGTCCCGGGCCAGATCATGAGCTATGCCAAGAAGCCGTTTCAGGTGACCTACGTCGATGACCTCGGCGGCGGTGATTATGAGGTCGGAGTTCAGCGCCTCGTGACGGACATCCCGGATGATGCCGAGATCCGCTGCGTTGGCGTAGGGCTGTTCGAACTGTCCGACGAAGGGCAGGGGGCGATCACCTATGGTCCCTCGCACTTCGCAACGCCTGCGCCGCAGCTGCAGGAGGTTCTGAATGCCTGATTGGTCCTCCGTGATTGGCTGGCTGCTGCTGGCTGAGATCGACACGCCTGACGGTCCTGCGCGCTTCTGGCCGGGGACGGATGGCGTTTTCACCGATACCAATGGCGACCGGTGGGTCGGCTCGGTGCTGCTCTCCATGCCACGGCTGCAGGCGTCCATTGGCGGCACGGCCCCGGCTGGGGAGGTCACGCTCGCCTATTTCCAAGATCCCGACAGCGACGACCTGATCGGGCAGGTGAAGGCGCTCGGGATCGAATACGTCGAAGGCCGCGAGATTAAGTTCTACGCTCAGCCGCTCTACACCGTCGATGATCTGGAAGCACCGCAAGAAGCGCCGGTGCTCTTCATGACGCGCACGATGGAGAAACTCGACTACACGCTAAAAGGCGCCGCCGATCGCTCCATCACGCTCAGCTTCGAGAGCAGCTTTCAGGACCGCAAGTCGGCGCGGCGCCATATCCTCGATCGTCGCGGCCATTCCCGCCTTCTCGGCTATGACAACCCGTCGCTCGAGTTCATGCCAACCAGCAATTACCAGGATGAGCCGCTGTTCGGCGGCTGACGAGGTTTCATGTCACCACTGTTTGTCTTCGCTAACCGCCAATCGGCGGCTCCTTTCATGTGGGGGGAGAGCGACTGCATATTTCTGCTCGCCGATTGGGTCCATGCCGTGCGCGGCGTCGATCTCGGGGCAAAGTGGCGCATGACCTATTCAAGCGCCGGGGAATGCCAGCGGATCACGGGATATTTCACCGACCCGGTCGGCTTCATGGATGCGCAGGTTGAGCCGCTAGGGCTGGAGCGCACCGATGCTCCGCAGCCCGGAGACATCGCGGTCTGCAACGTGCCTTTCACGAAGCATCCGGTTGGGGGCGTGAAGGTCGCGGACAACGCATGGCTGTTCAAGGGCGAAGAAGGGACCACGACGTTGCACAGCAAGCTTGTGGGCGTTCTGGCGGCATGGAGTGTTGGCTATGAGGGGTAAGCTACTTGCCGCTGCGCTGATGGCGTCCACAGCGCTCACGCCGCGCCCTGCTGCGGCTGAGCCTGTCAGCACGTTTGTAACTGCATTCATCGCTGGCTTCGGCGGTGGGTCTGCAATCACGGCCTCCCTTGCTACTGCTATCGGGGGCGCGACTGCTGCTGGCTACGCCGTTGGCGCGTTCCTCGGGACCACCATCCTTGGGCAGGTTCTTCTGTCGGTAGGGCTGTCCTACTTGTCTTCCGTGCTCGCTGGAAAAATGGGGGCCGTTAGGTCGCCTTCGCCGAGCCAGATATACCGTAACTTCGCCCAAGACATCAGCTACTTCCAATGGGTGTTTGGGGAAGCTCGCATCGGTGGGCCGCTCGGCTTCACCGGCGCATCGCGGGCGAATGATCCTGTGACCGGTACACAAGGCTGGAAGCGCCATTACACACCAATCTTCGCGGCACACAGCTGCGACAGCGTGACGACCCATTACCTTGATGAGCGCGAGGTTGAGATCGATGCAGATGGGCTAGTTACAACAGCGCCGTATGTATTCTCTACGGAGAGTGGTAGCGTTTTTAACGGCGGTATTTTTGGCGGTGGCGGGGTAACTGTCACTACTTCTTCCAACGTTCGCATCCGTCCTTTCCTCGGCCATTCTGGGCAAACTGCCGATCCGGCCATGGTATCGATCTTCCCAGAGATCACCTCCGCGCATGATTTTGCAGGGCTGACCGGCGCTCATATCTGGGCGCGCAACCAAGGCGCGGAGAGCTTTACGAAGGTTTACCCGACCGGGAGAGAGCCTGCCTATACGCCGGTCATTAAGGGCATGGATACGATCTATGACCCGCGCACAGACAGCTACGGGTACTCGAATAATGCGGCCCTCATCATCGCGGCATGGCTGACGAAGGTCTGGGGGCGCAGCGTCGATTGGGCAGAAGTGGCGACCGAGGCTGACATCTGCGACCAGCTCGTGACCAACCGCGACGGCGTTCAGCAGAAGCGCTGGACAATCGGTTGGTCATTCACAGACGACACTGACTTCGAGACGCAGCGCGCCCAACTTTGCGGGGCCTGCGATGCTTTCATCTATGAGCGCGAGGATGGCAAGATCGGGTTCAGGGTCGGTCGCTACGAGGCGCCAACTGTCACGCTGACCGATGATGATATTCTGTCGATCAGCGTCTCGGAGGGCGCGATGGGGCGTGACCTCCCGACCGAGGTTGTCGCGACCTATACGGAGCCGAAGAACGCATGGCGTGAGGCGAACACCGGGCCTTATGTCATTACCGAAGCTGAACGGCTCGTCACCGAGGAACCGAAGATTTACGCCGCTACCAGCCACAATCAGGCGGCGCGTCTTTGCAAGCGCATCGCCAAGGTGAAGCGATACGCGCGCAGCTACCAGATCACGCTCTCTGGCGCAGGCTTCAAGCTGTTCGGGCAGCGGTTCGTGCGCATCAAGACTGCGCTCTGGGATGAAGTCATCGAGGTGGGAGAGTTTGGCATCGATGGTGGCGTGTTCTTCCTCAATGGCACGAGCACGCAAGCCTCTGACTTTGACTTCGACGCCGCGACCGAAGAACCGACGCCGCCGAATTACGCCGCAGTCGCGACCGCAGACACGGTGAGCGTCCCGACAGGGTTCACTGGCTCGGTGCAAAGCGGTGGCGCGATCAAATACATCTGGGACGCGCAGTCCAGCGACCTGCAGCAGCAAATCCAGCTCCGCGAGAGCGGCGGCGATTGGGAGACGGTCACGCTTCCGCAGGGGCAGTCCGTCTACACGGCAACCGGCCTTCCTGACGGTGCGCAGATAGAGGCACAGATCCGCAACCGCACAAGTGGCGGCAAGGTCAGCGCTTGGTCTGCCTCCGAGACGGTGACGGTTGTGCAGAATACGACTGCGCCTGCCGCGCTCGATGCTTTCGACGCCACGGCAACAGGGTTCAACGTGGACGTCGCTTTCACCGCGCCGAACGATCCGAATTACTTCGCCACCCGCATCTATCGCGGCACGACGACGACCTTCGCAGACGCCGCGCTGGTCCGCACCGAGTACGGCATCCCGTCGAACGCAGACGCCTGGACCGACACAGGCCTCGCGACCGGCACCTATTACTATTGGGGCGTCCCGATCAACCCGTCTGGCATTCCCGCTGATGACGGCACCCTTCCTGCGACCGGCAGCGGCCCGGTTTCCGTGACAATCTGATCTAGGAGAACAAGATGACTTCTCTTCCCGTCCGCACGGTTGTGCGCGGCAACCCGCCTTCTGCAAGCCACCAGATTGATCCGCTGGAACTGGTCGATCTTCTTTCTGACATCCAGTACGCGCGCCGGTTCGCTGACTTCACAGCTCTAGAGGCCGACACGACTAACGTTGTGGATGACAATGTGATCGTTGAGGCTGGCACCAACGGAAAGCCGGAACTCGGGAAGACCGTCGCCGCTGGCACCTACACCGCAGATGGATCGCTCGTGCGTGACCTGACGGGGAGCGGATTGCAGTGGGTCAGCTATCGGCGTGAGTTCAGTTCTCTGGCTGAGATGCTGGCCGATCCTCGCACCGGTGACGACCTGCCAGTTGGAACAACGCTCACCATTCCGAGCATTGCTGCAATCTATCAAATCGTCACTTCCGGTGGAAATCTTGGCCTGACAAATGCAGGCGGACGAAACTTCGACGTGCTTTACGGCGATGTTCGCTCTTGGGGCGCAAAAGGCGATGGCGTAACGGACGATACAACAGCACTTCAGACCGCGTTTAGTCTTGGCGGGAGAATATGTATCCCAGCCGGAAACTACCTGATTAAGACCAAGCTTAGTGTTGTTAGTGCAACGGATATTTGCGGCGATGGTCGTACTAAAACGCGGATCACAGCCACGGGGTGCAGCGGAATTTTCTCCGCAGACGGCAATCAGCACGTCAAAATATCTGGATTGGAAATCGTCGGTGATCTGACCGCCAATACATATGGCATTCATGTAATAAACAATCCGCGCGGCATTACGATAAACGATTGCTATATCCGGTCTTTCGGCACCGCAGGCAACGGCGCAGGTGTTTTTCTAACTTGGAACGGTGTGTCCTTCAATATGTGGGGCGCCAAGCTTTCCAACGTTGTGGTCGAAAGCTGCGGGCGTGGTTTTGTCCTCGACCACACGCAAGCGACCACACTGGTCAGCTGTATTTCCCGGCTATGCAAGGGCGATCCGCTATACACAAACGTCTCGTCGGTTGTTTCCATCACGGGAGGCGCTTATGAGAACGCGCGCACCACGGACGGGGCGACGGCTTCTATCGCTTTGCACTTTACCTCCACCGACAATATCTCTGTGTCAGGTGTTTATCTGGAGAACTGTATCGACAGCCTAATCAAGCTGGATGGCTGCGCTTACGCCTCTTTCTCAGGGGTTCTGGTGAACAATACAACTGGGGCCGGAAACATCGTTGATCTGGTTGCCTCAGAGCATAACGTCTTTTCCGGTATCAGAGTCGAAGGGCTGGACGCTAGCGGCATTGTCGGCATTTCGCTAGACGCAACCTCGAATTATAATACGTTTATCGGTGTGCGGATAGAAGAAGATGGCTCAACCGCAGCAGGTTCTGTTCAAATTAGCGATGCTGGTTCTTCAAACACGTTTTTGAACACAAGAGGGCCTGGGACATCGCACGATAAACTGACCGTGAACGGACCGATCACCGCAAGTGGCAGTCTGGCCTCGGGAGGTAGCCTCACAGCAGGTGTGAAATCTCAAGCGGTTGGTAACGGTTTCGCGGTTGGGTCAGGCTTAGTTCCGACGCATGACGTTTATCTGCTGACGGCGACGGCATCAGTTGCGTCCTCAACCGTCACGGCAATCTCTTCAGGCGTTGACGGGCAATCCATCACGATCGTTAACAACTCCGCCTTCTCGATCACCCTGCGGAATGCAGCGAATACGCGGCTCGCAGGAGACGTGAATTTCATAATGGCGCAGAATAACAGCGTCACGCTGAAATATGTCGTCGCGATTGGCCTTTGGATCGAGACGGGCAGAGCCGCGTAACGTTAGGCAAGAAAGCATACCTCGCAAGAGGCGCTAGTATGAAATCTAACCAGACCACGACCCCGCCCCACAGGCGGGCTTTTTTATGCCGAAAGGGGGGCGGACGTGACGCCTGAAGAACACTCGATGATCCGGGAATTGCGATCGGAGATGTCCGAGCTGCGCGACGAGGTTTCAGCGCTTAACCGGGCGCTGCTGTTGCCCGAGCCTGATGGCACCCCGCCTTTCCTGCAGCGCGCTGCGCGCGTGGTGAACGCGGCGGAGAGCGGGTCGTGGGGCATCAAGTGGTCCGTCCGCATCTTCCTCGCGCTGGGGGCGATCCTCGCCACGGTGAGCACGATCAAGGGGAGCATCTGGAAATGAGGAAAACGAAACCTTGGACACTCGTCGACAAGATCGGCGGGCTCGCTCTCCTGGCATGCATTCTCGTCGGCTGCACGGTCGGTGCGATCTACTTCTGGCGCGCGCTCTGGCCTGCTTCGCGTTGGTATGCCCTTAGCGAGGTCAAGGTCGATGATGCGGACTTCGGCGCGCCGATCCGTGTGACCCCGAGTCGGGTGATCCTGCGCGACTTCAATGGCCGTTACGTCACCACGGTGCGATCTGTGCCGGAAAATGAGGTCATGTGCTCCGGCGGCGAGGACGTCCCCTACCGGGCAGGGGCCGCGCTGCGCGAGTCCATCGATCTGGACTGGTGGACCGCCGGAGCCATGCCGCCCTGCATGCAGCAGCTGATCCCCGGCCAATACGTCCTGACGACCTGCGTCTTCGTGAAGACAGGCATCCCGCTCGTCGGAGAGCGGGGTGAGTGCATCGATTCCAACATCTTCGAGGTGACCCAATGATGATTCCTGAGTGGAAGCTAATCGCGACGAAGGCCTGGTCGTTCCTGTTTTCGATCGCGAACGCGATCTTCCTCGCCGCGGCTGCTGGCTGGGAGACGTTCGCGCCCGAGGACCTGCACCTGAAGACGTCGACCTATCTCATGGTCGGCGCGATGCTGGCGGCCGTCACCGGTGGATCGCGTCTGATCCAGCAGCAGAAGCTGGCCGAGGCGATCGCGGCCTATCTCGCGGAGCAGGGCGGGGCGATCAGCAAGAAAGCGGCAGCGGCGATCATGGCGGCCGTGCTGGCCGTTGGTGTTCCTCTCACGGCTAAGTGGGAAGGCAAGGAGAATACGGCCTATCGCGATGTGATCGGCGTCCTGACGGTCTGCTATGGCGAGACGCGTGGCGTGAAGGCGGGCGACACCTACACCGACGCCGAATGCACGGCCATGCTGCAAAGCCGCTGGGCCGAGTTCTATACCGGGATGCTCCAGATCGCGCCTCCGATGCAGCAGGCGCCGATCGAGGTTCAGGCAGCGGTCACGAGCTGGGCCTATAACGTCGGGCTCGGGAATGCCGCGAAATCGACGCTTGCGAAGAAGTTGCGGGCCCGGGACTGGCGCGCGGCCTGCAACGAGCTGCCGAAGTGGACGCGATCGGGCGAGCGCTTCCTGCAGGGCTTGCTGAACCGGCGGCTCGATGAGCGGAAGCTCTGCCTCTCCGGTTTGAAATGATCTGGCTCGCTAAGAACTGGCGGCTGATGGCGGGAATTGCCTTGCTCGCCGCCTCGTTCGGCGCTGGCCTGTGGGTTCGTGACGCCTTCTGCCGCGCGAAGGTGGCTCAGATGCAGACTGACGCCGCAAAGGCCACGTCAGCCGCTCTCCGGGCTGCACGCGTCCGCACAGCCCACGCGATCACCGAGGCCAATGACAAGGCGCGCCAGCTGGCCGAGGCCGAGTCCGCGCTACTCACCGCTCGCGATGCCCGCGCCGCAGCCGAAAGGAGGCTCTTAGATGCGCTCGATTCTGATCCCGGTCTTGATGCTCCCGGTCTTCCTGGCGGCGTGCTCGACCAAATCCGCGGACATTGGGCTCAATGAGCCGCTGCCGCAAATCCGCGTGGAAGTCCCAGCAGCGGCGCGCGTTCCGTGTACGGCGCCAGAGACGCTTGTGGCGGCAGGCGGGACGCTACGTGCGGACGCTGTGACGATCACGCGACTCGGGGATGCGCTGATCGACTGCGAGCGCCGGCGCGCGCTGGCGTTAGGTTCGCTGCGGTAGAAATGAAAAAGCCCCGCGATCCGCAGGGCTTCTCTTGTCTCTGATGGCTCTCTGGATCACATCTTGCAGCGCTTCCGGGCCATCTCCTGATTGATGGCGTCGAGCTTGCCCTTGGTGACAGAGATAGCTGCCTCCTTGTCACCGCCAGACATGCTGGAGAGCGGAAGGCCGAGAAGGAACACGCCGAAAGCGTCGCCGCTGGCTGCATCTTTCTGTTGCGCGGACAGGTTAGCGAGATCCTGAGAAAGCTTCAGCCGCGTTTGGCTCAGAGAACTGCAGCTCTGCCCGGCATACATGCTCGATTCCATCGGGATCGCCGCGATCTCGTCGGGCTGCTTGGCGCAGGCACCAATTGCGACTGCAGCTGCGGTGAGAATGCCAACATTGATAATCGTCTTCACGTTTTTTGTCCCCTATTGGTGATAATACACAATTCGTCTTTACCCTGTGCCTCTCGACTTTGTCACAATTTATTGAATCTGGAGGAAAGTTTGTGGCTTTTCGGTCCCGAACGGGCGGGGCAGGTGCGGCCTTGGTCGCAGTCTCCGTTGCAGGGTGGGCACTGACCTGGACACGTGGCTCTCGGCGGGGAGAGCCAGGCAGCAATCGCTCGTGCGATGCGGCAGAGTGTCTTCATGCTTCTTTCCGGGGTTAGCTGGACTGTTCACTTTCGTTTGGGATCAGTCTTTTGAGCCAAGCCCGCGCTCCTATCAAAGTTGCGGGTCCATGAAGCCATCGCCACTCGTCGTCTGATGGGTCGTGACCCGCCAGTATCTTTGCCCATGCCGCGAACATGCGCGCCCAATGACAAGGAACGAAGCCGAGACGCATCCGCATATCACGTGCCCAGAAGGATGCGTCGCCGGGTAGGTTGTTTAGTACATGGTCTGGCAGAGGTCGTATTTGCACCTCCTTGGCTTGCTCTGGGCCCATGACAATAACGACGCCGGGTCGCTGATACTTCGCCAATCGGTGGCCTTCTTGTGGCTCCATGCGGCCCTCCCGGGTTAGTTGGACTTCGGCGGCGGCAGGCGCAGCGGCCCGTCCGTCTCGGTGATCGCATCACCCACGCGCCGACCGTCCGGCAAATGGATGTGCGGAAGAAATGCGGCGTCGGCATCGAGGAAGCCCGCGGCCATCATCGCCGCCTGCGCCTTGATCCAGTCGGCTAGGATCGCCCAAGCGGCGCTCTCTGCGACCTTGCGCGCCTTCGCTTCGTGATCCCATTCCTTGGTGCGGGGCCCGCGCTTGTTCTCGCGCTTCCACGCCTCGGCGTATGCTCCGACGCGAACGGGGGTCGTGACCTCGCGCCCGTGCAGGCGAAACTGCGCGATGATCTGATCGCTATCGTCATCGACCATAAACCCGACGGCGCTCGCGCCAACGCTGCGAAGCGTGTCGCGGATCTCTTTCTCGCGCGCTTGGCCGGCGGTCGATGATGCATAGGGCAGGGGCATCTGCTTTCCCTCTTTTACTACGATATAAGAATAACTAAGCGGATTGCCCGCGCCAAGCCCTTTTGCTACGTTGTGAGAAAATAGTAAGAAAGGCACAGCGCGTGAGCGAGGGTAAGGAAGAGGGGCACTTCAACGGAAAGTGGGCCGTGGTGACGGTTCACCCGTCGCTCCCGTCGAAGACAGAGCAGGTCGCCCGGGCGCGAGCCTGGGGCGTCACCGAGAGTATGCTGGGGCGAGACGATATTTCGGCGCTGATCCTCGATGACGTGTCGAAGGTGAAGCGCACGACGAACTGGATGGCGAAGCTGGAGGCGCGAGCCGCGTTCATCGATGCGATGCGGCTCCTTCGCCCCGAGGGCGACACTGTGTTCTTCGCGACTCCGCTCTGCGTCGGGTTCTCTGCCAAGCTGGCAGAGCAGACTGTGCGCGGGCTGTGGGAGGCCGGGATGCAGGTCTACGTGCATTCGGTGCGCGACAACGGCGCGGCGCTCTACGTCGACGGCGACGACCTGACAGAGTTCTTGGAGATGGTGCAGCTCGCGGCGAACGCGGCCTATCAGCGCCGCTTCCGGGCCCGGAGTTGACTACTTTTGCACGCTACCTGCGAATCAGCGATACTTGCCTCACATTCGAAAAGTCAACAAAGGATTTTGACAAAATGAACGAAGTGATTGGCGATCTGTTTTCTCTCGCGGGGCTCACCACAACCCTAATCGGTGCAGGCGTGACAGCGAAGGCGGTTATTCTTCGAGAGGATGATGCGATTAATATCGGTTTGACGCGCTACTCTGGCGGAGTACGCGAAGAAGATCTGCAGCTTCCGATGGTCCAGAACTTGCTCTGGTCTTCGCGGGCAGCGAAGTATGGTTTGATCATGGTAGCAATCGGCACAGCTCTTCAGGCGGTCCCGATCTTATGGCGTCTTATATACTCGACATGAGGGCGGATGTTTAATCGCGTAAACGAAGATGGCCGGCGGGAATACGTGATCGGTGGTCAGGTTTGGCTTGGGGGTCACGAATACCATCCGCCGCAGCCGTGGGCGAGTGGCGACGTATTCTTCGCTTGCCTTCTGGTCGCGATCATTACCGGATCGATCGGATTTCTGATCGGTCTGGCAGTCTGAAAAAGGAGCTGGTGATGAAGCGATGGCGATATCTCTGGATCGGGCTCACGCCCTTCATCTGGCACTGGCCGCACATGGATCGCGGCCTCGAGGCTGACCCGGTGCTTCGCGTCGGGCCGATTAGCATCTCCGGAGTCTGGCCGGTCTGAAAAAGGAGCAAGGTATGGGCCTGAATTGGAAGGCTGTCAGCAACATGCAGCCTGATCACTATCGTGCTGACACTCGACATGGGACGTATTTCATCGGCCCGCGCAAGAGCGATGGGGCATGGGAATACTGCACCCCTGATGAAGATTGGGGTGAGCACCAGTCCCACATCTTAGATGATCTGACGCGCGAAAAGGCTTTCGCTGCTGTCGAGGCGGATTTCGTCTCTCGCGAATCCAAATAGGAGCAAGAGATGGCGGTCGTGCTGGAGCCGAGTGGCATTGTCAAAGTCGATGGGGAGGTCATCCCTGGGCGTTGGCATGAGGACGAGCTCGGCGGCGTCTATTTTGAGGACGAAGGGGTGCTATCCACGGACACGATGTCCAAGGATGCACTTCTGAAGAAGCTAAGCGAGATGTACTCGCGACAGTCCAGATAGGAGCGAGACGATGGCAAAGCTTCTAGTGCGAGGCGTTGGGCGAGATGGGGAGAACCCACGTGCGCTGTCGGTCGCGTTCAATCGCGAGCCGACAGATGAAGAGCTGCGTATGATCGACGACTTTCTCCACATGATGGTCGATCAGTCAGACGTGATGGAGCCCGGTCACGCCGGGATCAATCGGAAGGTGCAATAGGGAAAATGGCCATGACCGAAGAGCAGATCAGACACATGGCGGAGCAGTTTCTCAACTGGCCGATTCCCGACGATTTTGCCCCTGACGGCGGGGTCAGCTTCGAGCCGGTTGGCAATGTCGGCACGCCGCACGAATTCCGGCGCCACCCGTCGGGCACCAACGTCCTCAATTTCACTCAGGCCGTCGCGATGGTTAGGCACATGGTCGAGAACCTGCCGCCCGCTGCGTCCAGATAGGAGTGGGTGCTGCGCTGGTGGGCGCCGAATGGGCTCTGCCCGCGGGTCATAGGTCTTCGGATTGAAGGCTCGCCCACCTGCCCAGCACCCAAGAAAGGAGCGAGGCGATGGAGTATCGAGTTCGCGAGGCTCGCGTCGAGGTTTGCAATGGTTACCGTTGTTGGCATGAGCGTCGGTTCATCGCAGAGCGGCGCGTTACCTTGCTCGGGATCATATCGTGGTGGTGGCCGGTGATCGATTGTGATTGGCGCAAGACCGCTCATGAGTCACGGATCGATGCTGAGCGTGATGCGGATCTCCGTAAGCCGCTGACTGCCCCAGAAGTCTTTCAGTCAAGATAGGAGCGAGCGCATGGGTGTGCTGGTCATCGTGACGTTATCCCTGGTTCAGGTTGCGTGATGGGAAAACTGCACGTCTCCCACCGCATCGTCGTCCGCGATGAGAATGACCGGATCGTCTCTGACGAGCCCTATGACAACTTCGTCGACGGCAAGGCCGTGTTCGATCGTGTCGAGGCTCTGCCGGGGCAGACGATCTCGCTGCAGCACGGGGCGCGGGTGATCTTCAAGAAGTTCCGGTGA